CTGCCAGGGTGATGAAGGTATCATCGGCGAGGGTCGCCAACGAATCGCTATCGCTGTCGGTAGTATCGTTGTCGCTATTGAAGAAAACACTGGCGCTGGCATCTTCGGTGATGAATGCGAACCGCATGGTGGCATCCAGTGGCGTGGTATCGGTCGAATGCAGACCAATAATCATGTCCGACTGGGTGGCATCGCCGACCCGAAACCGAACCTTCATCCAAGTCTTCTTACCACTCTCAAGCAGGAAGGTCTCGGAAATCCACTCAGCAAAAATTCCATCATTCTCGTCAGCCGCCGTGGTGATACGAGCAAGACCACCGTCGGCGTCAGGCACGGTGATGGCCGAAGTGCCTGTACCACCCGAGGTCGCCGTCAAAGTCCACTGAGCGGCAACCGGCGTGGTGTCAAAGTCGTCAAAGAAAATATGGTGCTTGGTGGCATCGAGGATGCCGAGTTCATAGAGGGGGTTGCCAGCTACAACGTTGGAAACGCCATTGGTAAAATGCGTAGGCATGAGAACAGTCCTTTCAGAAACCATGACCGACATGAGGCCGATCACATTCAAATGCCTGAAAACTGTACGACCAATATTTAGATAAAGCCAGAAAAATATTGGCCGATCAGCATAGCCTGACAAAAAAAGGGCCGATCTCGAAAGAGACCGGCCCAAGTTTTTCGCGGGGAGGCAAGACCGACGAGGGTCTTGCTTGGTCAGGAGCTACCCGGACTGCCGAAGCAACCGAGATAGTCCGAAACACCGAAGCTATACCGCTCGCGGCTCTTGTACCTGACATTCCCACTGTCAAAATCTCCATCCATGCTGGTCGAGATCGCAACACGATTGAAGTATTTCAGACCGTTGGGAATGTCGGTCTTGAGGAACCACGCATTGGTGTCCGTCAGATAGTGGTTGACGACATAACCATTGCGGATCGTGCTGTTGTGAACGATAGCATTCACATCGTTGTCGGCGACCCCGGTCTTGAACTGAGAGTTCAGGATACGAGTGGCGACGAACTGCAAGTCGGTCGGAATGATCAACTTGACAGGTTGCGCCGCAACCAACAGACCGCGCTCATCGGTCCAGTTGGAAATCTGAATGGTGGCGTCCTCCAGGGAGGTCTCATTCAGATCGGTCGCCGTGGCAGGACGGTTCGACAAATCGGAACCATTCACAATCGAGTGACTGGTGCTGAAAAGCTGGTCGCCGTCACCGGAGAGATATCCGGTGCTCGCCGTGAATCCGTCGTTGAAGGGAACCATGGCCTTCACCTGCTTGGTGTAGTTCATGGCCCGAGCAAGAGCCTTGGTGTACCGCGAAGACAGACTGTCATAGAGGTTGTCTTCCATCGCCTCTTCGGTGATGGAGAAACCCATGGCGATCGTTTCGTGGTCATACCGTTGACTGAAGCTCTCCTGCGCGGTGTCGTAGGATAGGGCCATGCCCTCCTTCTTGACCGGCGCTGCGCCGAAGCCCGATAATTTTTGCTCTTCTTCGAAACTTCGTTCCGAGCTTTCCTCATCGTAGCATTCGACGTGTTCGTCTTGATACTTCTCGTACTCAAGCCCAAAGAGGGCATTGAGACCGGGAAGCAGTTCCTTGAGCAATTGTGCTCTTGAAATAGCGGCCATTTCTCAATGCTCCTCTACGTGCCAAGGGCCAGATCGTACTGATGGATGTCCGCATTCCAAATGACCAAGAGGTCAGTGTATGCGTCTCCAACAGAACTGTCTGGACCGTCCACAAAGTCGATGATCCGCAGCGGGAACGTAGCAGTTGTTGCCGGTGTGGAATTGTCGACAGATAGGATGGACTTGCCGGTGTTGGTGTTGCCAGCGGCATAAGTGCTGACCTCGATGTTCAGGCCCAACTGGGTCTGAGCGATCGTGTCGGCACATTGTACTTGCATGACGATCCGAGGATCGTCGGCAACATGGGCCAAAATGTCCGTCGCCGACGTGGAAGCGGTCCACATCTGAGAGAACAGTTTGTAGTTAAGATTTGGATCGGTATAGCTGCAACCCATGAAAATCCCAATAGGACGGGTCGAGGTTGCAGCAGTATCGATCTCGATCGTACCGGCTGCGACGAGTTCACAGATGTCACCCCAGAAGATTGAGGTGCCATAAGAATTCGTCATTTTGATTTGGCGGAACGAACCATTGTCGTAACCACCAAGTCGGTTGACCGGAACGAAACCGTAAGGGGCTGCTGATGCGGCCATCTCACGCGCTCCTCTTACAAGTTAGACCAACGCACTCACCACCATTAGCGAATGCGGCCAGCGCCGAACGTCACCGATGAATGTCGTTCCGTTTCCAGAAGCGGCATACGGGGGTCGTTCTCACGCATGAAGTTTTGATCCACGCTGTTCGTCTGCTTGGCCGACTGATTACGGTAATAAGCATTACGTCGTTCCATCTGCTCCTCTGTACACTTACAGAGCATCAGACCGCCGATAACAATGTTCCCCTCGAAAGTGGAACTGACATCAGACATGATCATCAATTCAGGATGATCATCTGCCAAGCAAGGTTCCCAACCTTCACGCATTCTCATGGACACGTTCCGATTGTCGGGCGTACCGAGCATGTCGGTACGAACCCATCGAAAGACGTAACCGTCTTGCGGCGTGGGATCGGGGAGATTGGCCGGTGGACGATAGTCCTCGTGCCGATCTTCCGTTTCACGTAGATCAAGGTCTCGGGTTTGTGACCCGGTGCGCGTTCTAGCCATCGCCCTGTAGCTCCTTGTAAAGCTGAGTGGCGTACTGCTTGTTGGTCAACCCAAGGCGCTTTGCGAGAGCGACTTGAGAGGAGGTTAGCTGCACTTTGCGCGGGGGTTGACCGCCCCGTGACGGCCCTCCAACTGGAGGTTTCTTGCTATGGGTCACAGCACGGGGTCTTGATTCCCCGCTGCCTCCTAAGTCCCCAGTAGCAACACGATCAGGGAATACAGTCTTCATCCCCTGATCAATTCTCTGATAATAGGTTTCGTCCACGAGGGGATTCAAGCCCTCCGCGACTAATTTCTGGTGAAGCCCGATGGCATAGCCGGTCATGTCTTCATTGCCCGGTGCCTGGAACCAAGAGTTGTCCCGGCTCCACTCGACAAACCGGCGATCCGGTGTCTGAACGGGCTGTAGAACCTGTTGACCTCGCTGCGGAGGTTGAGGTCGCGAAACTTTCCTGGGCCGATTAACCCTCTCGGCAGTGATCCGAGCAATATTCTCCTGAGCTTGAAGGAGATTGTCAGTATCACCGCCTTCATAGGCCTCCTTATAGGCAACACGAGCCGTTTCAAGCTCTGCATCCGATCGGGCATCAAACTGCTCGATGAGAACCGCATTGTTGCTTTGGAGATTCGTTTTGAGAGCTTCGTTTTCTTGCTGAACCTGCTGAGCAAAACGAGTGGCCTCGACGCTTTCGCGTTGGGCAGTCTCCTTGCTCCGACGCTCATCATGATAATTATGGGTCAGTTCGCCGATCCGCTTCTGGGCGTTCTCGGAGTAGCTCCTGACCTCCTTCTGAAACGCTTCACTGTCGGGATCGAGCTTGTCAGCGGCGGGACGGGTCGACCGCCCCTGATCCTCTAGGGGGGCGTCGTCAACGAGTTCAATCTCAACCTCTTCCTCTCCGTCGAGATTGACTTCTTCACTTTCCGGGTCGGGGAACTTCCCAGGCTCTTGGAATTCTTGGCGAGCCGCTGATCCTGCTTCTGCCATCACGCCCTCGTATATCCCCGTGGGTCTTGCACCACGGCTTTGACGGTATCATCATTGATAAGGCGAAACTCCTTGCCGAAAATTCTGAACCGGACGCCCTTGTAAGCACCGATCAGAACGAAATCACCGTTCTTACACCAGGGACCGGATGTGAAACGGTCCTTATCCTGATAGCATTCTTTTCCCATTTCGAGCACAAGGCCAACGACCGTGGAGGTCGCTTCGATATCCTTGGTGATATCGGCTTTGACGATGCCGCCCTCGGTCGTGTCGTTGATCTCCGGCATGGCCAGCAAGATTTGCCAGCCGACAGGCTCTGGAAATGTGGTGGCCTGGGGGGTATCGGGGGCATCAGGAGAAAATTCGCCGCCCAAGAGATCAACCAGGGCCGGTTTCGTAGGCACTTCAATTGAACTGGCTTGTGCGCTCATGTGTCCAATTTCTCTTTTTCTTCGGTTTCTTCGAGCAGATCGAGAAGGTGTCGTTCAGCTAACGCTAAACCCGTAACGATTCCAACTTGCTCTGCGTATTTAACAGCGATCAATGACGCATCACCCACTGCCAAGCATCCCCCGCCCGTCATATCGTCAGCGAGAGAATTAAGTTGTTCCCGAAGACGATGTTTATAAGCATCTAAAATGTTATTGGCCAATGTTCACACCCCCGTCAAGTGTTTATTTGTCAGTCAATATTCGAATCAGACTGATTTCTGGCACGCTCAGCCAACGCAAGTCTTTCATTTTCAAGCCGTTTTCTTTCATTCTCACTGGTGTCAGCGTTGCGATCCCGGTTCACATCTTCTCGCTCACCAGCCATTCGCTCCTGAGAAGCGATGCGCTCACGATCAATCTGATCGTCGGCGACACCCTGTGCGATATCCACGCCAATACGCGCTCCGGCCTGTTGCTCCATGGACCGCATCTGCATGACCTGAATTTGGAGACGGGCAAGCTCTATCTCCTTATCGACCGAAGCTTGCTGGATATCAACGCCGACCTTGACGCCTTCTATCTTCTCCTTGCTCTCGATCTGCTTCATGCCCAGCGCAGACCGAAGCCTATCGGCCATGCCCTTGCGCTCGACCTCCTTGGCTTTGGTCTCGGCGTCGAGCTTCTGAAGCTGGAGTACCGGATCATTCTGCTCCTGAGCATTCTTCATGGCCTGAGCCTCGGCCACGTCCTTCTTGAGAAGTTTGTCGGCAGCATCGGCGATAGTCTTGGACAACCTAACCTCGACCTCTACCGGAATCGGTTCCCCATACTTGGGCATGGGCACGCCAAGCTGCCGCTCCATCTGACGACGATACTCGAAAGCCACGTGCTCCTGAAGGTGAGCCGCTGCGGCGGCAGCAATTGCCTTGGCTGCTGGCGATTGACCAATCATCGCCTGAAGCTTGGGGTCTTCCATCGCCGCCATGTGGACCTGAATATGACTCTCGTGATCCTGATGGTGATGAGCCTTGACCGGCTTCCCGGTCATGATGGCCATGTTCTCGGCCACCGGGTCCATCGGCTTCATCTCCTCTTCCATCGGGATGACCCGCTCCGGCTGATCTTCGCCCATGGCCTCAATCATCGAGCGATGGAGAACCTTCTGGTCATAGATGTGCGGTGCGGTCTGGGCCAACTGGTGGATTGCCTGATGACGCATGATACGATGAGCCATGGTTGAAGCATTGGGGTTGGAGACCGGAACGATATCCACCCGATCATCGTAGTCCTTGCCTCGTGTGGCACCCTCATCAACATCGTACTCGTACTCATCAGGCGCGTGATCCTTGACCAAGGCAGAGATGAGCTTGAATTCCCTTTTCATGGCCGCATGAATGCGGGCATGTACGCCCGACATGACCTTCATACCCCGCTCAAGGATTGCCAACGTGGTGCCAACCGGAGCCTGGGAATTCATATCGGACATTTTGAGGTCGGCGATCGAGGCGAGATTGCGACCTTCTTCGGTGATCTGCCCCAGTAGGGCATGAAGAACCGTTGATGGTTCCTTGTACGGCACGAAACTGATGTTGTCCTTGATTGATCCGCCGGGAACATCCACGTCGCGGAACTCACCCGGTCTGAGCGGTGAATTATCACCCTTGATCCGAAGCCCTCGGGCCTTGAGACCGGCTGGTAGGTTGGCCAGGGTGCCAGCATCGACCAACTGACGCAGAATACTGGTCGCCGACTTGGCAACGCCACCCAGCAGGTGGACAAGACCAATACCATAGAAGCCGAGACCTGGGAGATAGGGGTAGTGGATGAAGAACTCGTTCTTGATCTTTAGGGGGTCTCCCTCTTCCCAGTTACGATAGACCCCGAGAACCTTGTCGGTGGTCTTCTCCATGGTGACGATGTAGGGCAGCGCTATACCGGTGATATCACCGTTTTCATCGGTATCTTCGTAACCCTCGATGTCATACTCGACGTGCATCTCCAACAGTTCATGACGCTCATCCTTCTCAGCGGAAGGTTTTTCCCCAGCGGTCTTGGCTTCTTTCTCGTCCACGTCGGTATATTGAATGACCGGCTTGGGCACATCGATCATCCGGTATTGACCGTGGTGCTGGGCCTTCAGCAGGTCGTTCGGATACATCTTCATGACGTGCGTGATGCGCGGACAGGACGCGAGGTCCGTGGTCCCGTAGTTGACCACCAGATCATCGGCCATGATGAACTTATCGGTCAGGCGTCCCAGTGAGGGATCGAAATAGACCTTTTTGAATATTGACCCGGCAATACCCAGGTGGAACAGCGCCTGTTCATGCTCGCCCCGGAACTCGGTCATGATCTCTATGCACTGATAGTTCATGTCGTGACGAACTCGGCGAGCTTGCTTGTCCTTCTCCACGCTGCCTTTACCGATGACCTTAACCATCACCGGCCCGCTGGCCGGGAAGGTCTCGTTCATGGCGTCAGCTTGGAACTTGATACATGCCTCCGTCAGGATTGGGTGGAAGACTCCAGACGCCCCCTTCCACGGCTCCGTGCGTTCCTCGATATTGAGACCCATCAGGGTCAGTCCCTTGATGTAGGCATCCTCCCAAGGCTTCCGGGTCTGACGGTCGTCCTTGTAGGCTTGCACCAAATCCGACGACATCTTCTGGAGAATGCTTTCATCAAGAACCTCCGCAAGGTTCTCACCATGCTCCCCGGTGCCGACCGCCCCTTCGGGCCTGGGATCAAAGTCAATGACGACACTTCCGTCAGATTGCTCTTCCTCGATGATATCGTCGTATTCGGGATCGTCGGGAAATTCGATTGTGATACCCGCATCCTCTTCAACATCGAGGTCTGAAGGAACCATCGCCTTATCAACATTAGTGGCCATAACGCCCCCTAATAATAGGCATACGATCTGATCGGAAGTTCTATCCGATCGTCCTCTTCTTCGTCTTGGGTACTCTGAATGAACCCGCCTTGTCTATAGCGAAGGATTGCTTGAGTGGAACTATCCACGTAATCATCGTACTCTCCGGCAGGGAACTCGGCAAATTCTTCGATCACTTCTTTGGCCCATCGGGCCTCCGGTGCCCAGATTACCCTCGAAAAGAATAGGTCCGATACCGCGTTGACGCGGGCGATCTTGTCGTTGCCCCGGCTTGGCGTGAATTCACTCACCGGAACGCCCATGGCCCTTAGCTCGTAGATCAAGGGCGCACCGCTGGCCCGCTTCTCCACGATCAAGGCTTCCGGCTTCCACGATTCATACAACTTCATCGCTTCGCGTTTGAGAGCCGGAAACTCCAAACGATCACGAAAGGCATCGAGGAGAATGAGATTGGGCAGCATTCCCCCGGTGTCCTCATGCTCGCGGAAGAACACGCCCCATGTGGTACAGGCCGAGTAGTCGGCCCGCTGACTTTTCTCGAAGGCGGTGTCCCAGGATTGGATGATGAACTCGACCTCGGGCGGGTCTTTGTGGGGCCACATCTGCCACCACTCCCGTTTGACCAATGCGCCTTCCTCGGCAGTCGGCTGCTGCTGGTACTGCGCCATCCACTTGGGAATCGGAAGCTCTTCCTTGATCGCTAGAATTTCTTCCTCCGGCCAATATTCGGGCCAGATCGGTTTACCAGAAGGAAGGATCGCAGGTAGCTCGATCAACTCCCACTCCTCCACGGTATCGCGTTCCATTGCCGCCTTGAGCACGCGACCCGTGAGATCACGCTTCGACCACCGGGTCATGATGATGATAATCGCGGCCCCCGGCTGGACACGCTGGCGAGGACCGGAGGTGTACCAATCGTAGACGGCGTCATAAATTTCCGGCTTGGTCTCGGCCTGTTTTGCTTCCTGCTCGCTATGTGGATCGTCAATAATGATGAGGTCGCCACCACGGCCAGTCATGGTGCCTCCGGTGCCAAGAGCAAAATATTCACCCTTGGCGGTGGTCTTCCATTTGCCCGCTGCGGCAGCGTCGGGATGGATCGCTACGTTGGGGAAGATTTCCTGAAATCTGGGATCGCTGATGGTGTCACGAACCTTGCGGCCAAAGTCCACGGCAAGGTCGGCAGTGTTGGAGGCCTGGATGATATATCGATCGGGAAAGTGCCCCATCATCCAGGCGGGGAAGAGATGACTGCCGAACTCGCTCTTGGTGTGGCGGGGGGCCATATTGATAATCACCCGCTTCAACTCACCGCGCATGATCCGCTCAAAGGCGTTGGCCATGATCCTGTGGTGGTAGCCTTCAACAAACCCTGGCCACACCTGTTTGACGAACAACAGGAAGTCGTCCTTCAAAGCGCTCCTCGCCACGGTCGCCTCGTGCCGCTCTAAGAGAAGCAGTATCTCATGTTGTTCCTCGGGAGGGAGTTCATGTACCCTGCCGATGTAATCTTTAATATTGTCTGACAACATTTCAGGAAGTTATCCTGAAATGGTTCAGATAATCAAGGTCTCTTCATCTGCCATAGATGTTGTCCCAGTTCTCTAGGTACTCGGGCGATGGGGGTTTGAACGGCTGGTAATTTGGATTGGACGACACCCGCTGCTCGTTATCAAGATAGTACTGAGCGTCCTTCTTGCCGTCAGCAGCCAGCTTGTTATGCCGCTCCCGCGCCATGCGCCGATTGTTCTCGATCTGCGCCGGGGTTAGCTTGCTTGACCTGTGCTCGCCAAATATTCGGGAGTGATTTTTCTGGTAGCTCATGTCTCTCCCCCTATCTTCATCGCCTCTCTAAGTCGATCCCGCCGTTTCTCCAGTGCGGGCCGCTTGGAGGAGAACATATTGTAACACTGGGCCATAGTTGCTCCATTCTCAAGCAATATCCAGAGCCGCCGATAAATGGAATCAGAAGCGTTCTCCTGGCGCGGCAACTTCCTGATCGCCACCTCCACGTGGTCGGGCACATGCCGATGTGCATTGATGTCGAAGAGGGTCAAGGTTGTCATGAGATTTTCTCGTCAAAAGTTGCCGGTCACGAAACCCGGAGGTATTTCAACCCCCGTGCGAAAGGCTTGGAGGACGGCTCCCACCGGCTGACGGGGTTAATGTATGCGCGGCACTCACCGTCTAACCCGCGTCCAGGCTCTGGCGTCAGGAACTCCTACACTCCAGCGCCAACCCCCTGGCAGGGTAGCTTCAATAAAATTGGCAGCGATTTCCGGGTTCATTTGGCCATGCAGGGCCGACAGACAGCGAACCCATGATCGTCACGAACGACATCAGCAGGAGAAAATTGCTCAGCGCAGTCACGACACGTCGATATGCATCGACTGTTCCAATCCCATCCCCCCGCGAGTAGAGCGCGGCGAGCGGTTTGCCGAGCCACCTCAGCAGCCAGTGGCCGTCCATTATTGGTACGGCCCATGGCGATGATGGATAATGCCTCTATGAAGTTGGCAGCGATTTCCGGTTTCATTTGGCCAACCTCCACAGAACCTTTCCGACCCACGGGCTGGACTTTTTGAAAAACGCTAAACAAGCTCGCAACTCATCTTGATCGGGATGCTCACGTAAACATTCGGCCAGTTCCTCCATGGCCATGTTGGTTGCGGTTTTGGTCGGGGGCTTGGGTTCGGCCTTGAGAGCGGTGCGGAGGTTCGCGGCTTCACCGCCCTTGACGGCCTTTACGGCTTTCTTCTGTGCAGCGGGGTTGTCTTTGGCGCGGGCCAGGGCGCGTAAGTCTTCGCGGCTGTCTTCCATGTCTGTGCCTCGTATGTCGTCACGGAGCTTTTCGGGAATGCCCTCGCCTATCTTTACGTCTTCGTTGATGGTTCGCTTGGTCGCCCCCACCTTGTCAGAAGCGTCTTTTGCAAACCCGGTGTTCCCCCGCCCGCCTAAAGTGGGAAAATTTTTCCCACTTTCCCCAAGGGTGGGACTTTTGTTCCCACCACCCTTCATTTCAAAGATACCCTTGCGCTGTGCCAATTGCTCAGCACGCTGTAGGGCGGTCAACGGTTCGCGGATCAGGTTCTCGTCAATCTCGGCAAGCTGTAGGTCGATGTCGTATAGCTCGACCACGGTGGTGTCGATCTCAGTCCAGCCGAGTTGCTTACACGCTTCAAGGCGACGGGCACCAGCTACCAAAACAGGTTTCGGGTAGATGATGTCACGCCCGTCATGCTCTTGCTGTATCACCACGGTCACGGGGTTCAACAGGCCGAGAGCATCGATGCTCTCGGCCAACGCTGAGACATCGCCAAGCTCGCGCTTGCGAGGCCCTACAGTGATGTCTTCAATCTTCATCCTTAAACCCCTCAACGACGGGGAAGGGTTCGTTGCTGCCGAGCCTCAGTTGTTTGACCCCCTTTCCTGCCAGATACAGGTTCCACGCCTTGAACACCAATCCCATGATCATACTGCTAGGCAGTTTTTGATCATTGGCGGCATTGGCGGTAAGGCGATTTCGCAACCGGAGAATAGCGGAATCCTCATGAAGATTTGCACCGCCATGGAGCTTTAAGAAAAACTCATCCGCCCTTCCCGGCGATACACGCTGGAAAATATAGTGAGCAGCGGCGGCGTGAGTGCCTCGCATGAGTTTGCGAACAAGCCTACCGTGTGTAACCGCATCATCCCATGCGCGGGGGGAAGTGCGCTTGTAAAAGGCCAGGGCTTCACGATGAGTAGCCCGCACATTCTGAGAGTCATTCCAAACTCCCCCCTGGTCATAAGCCCAGACGCTGGTAAGCGCCCCAGCGACGGTCATGGCGTTTTTGACCCCACGCATATAGAGCTTATCGGCGAGGGTGCGTCCGATGCCGGAATCGAAGGTAACGAAGGCTGAGTTGGGGACGTTGCGTGCAAAAAATGTCGTGAACGGAACGCCCGCCATGACACATGCGTGAAGCCGGTGGTTGCCATCCGCCACTTCCCCGATCGGGTTGGTTTTGATGGACTCGGTATTCAGCACCCACCGACCAGCCACCATATCATCGGCATACCGTATGACCCGCTGTTTCCTGAGCGGCCTGTTCGGCGAACCAATGTCAATCAGAGACTGTGCCATTTCGGGCGTTATCGTCATTAAAACAATTTCAATTTCTTTTTCTTCCATTGTGGTAGACTCCTTCTGAGGGTTAATGGAAATGGCTGCGCTGGTCTCTACACCGACAGGCGCAGCCATTTTTTGCCCTGGATGTTGCAGTGGGCGTGCTGCTCGATTAGCGCCAATGATTTCATGATGCGTCCATGAAATCATTGGCGGTAATCGCACCGTCCGTGACGGTATATATCTGTCTGAGATTTCGCCGTGACGGAAACGACCGGCCCTGTAGCCACCACCTGACACATTGAGCCGAGACCGGCTCATCAAGTGACGCCCCGAAAACAGCGGGGGATTGTTTGGCCGTGTCGAGATACGTTTGTAACTTCATGACCCCAACATAGGTATGTTTTTGCTCCCGTCAAGTATTTGTTGGCATCTCAAATTTGTTTGCATTCAAATGAGACAAAAATGTCACAAATTTTTATTTTTTCAAATTTTGCTCAGAGAGTCTTCAAAACCCAATGTAGATACGTGACGCGGACCCGCTGGGTGCGCCGGGGGGCGGGGGTCCGCGACCGGGGCATCCCCTGAGAGGGTCCAGAGCGGGGATCAGCGGCCAGCGGCCTACGGCTCGCGGCATCGCGTGCTGAGAGAAAAGCGCCCGCGCGCCTTAACATTGGTCAAGCAATAGTTGGGCTGGAACGGCAGCGGGTTGGCGGACACGGTGTCCGCCGACAACTGAATGATATCAATGGCTTACATCATACGTGCTCAGTTTGCCCATAAACTCACCCACTAATGGCAGCGAGCCGACGTTCTATCTCTTCGACCAGTTCGCCCTCGCTCATGTCCTTGTCGATCTTGTCGGATCGCTCGACGAATAGGCCGACCAGATCAGTCTTGCCCAAAAGCTCAACCGCCTTCAACCTGACGGCTTCATTCTCAGCGTTGACGCTCATGTCATCGAGCTTTTGAATTAGACCGCGTCGAAGAGAGGCACCGGTAAG